GATTGATTTACTATTTTAATGACCACCCTTGCATCATTTTCTTGCAAGATAGTTGGTCCTGTTACTGTGTCTGCCATAATCCCTCCTTAATTAAGATTACTAGATGGGGCCGAAGCCCCATCATGATTTATTTATTATTCAAATAACAATCTGCTAATTGCGCAATAAGACACGTCAATTGCAGCAGCATTACCGTCACCAGCTTCTATTCCAACGTATGGAATTAAATCTATATCGTTAGTCATAGCACCTGATAAAGTTGCCTGTTTTCCAGAGTTAACTGCTGTTACCGCAGTACCACCTGTACTTCCAGAAGTTCCAGTAATATTATACTGAACACCATTTACATATATCGTCATTTTTCTGTCACTATCAAAAACAATTTTCAAGTGATAGTTTGTACTTGCCGCTACTGTAATTGGTAATCTACTAATATAGTCAGTACCACCGATACTATGAACAAAGTGTAATTTGTTAAAGTCTGTGAATGATTCACTATTAGTATCATCTGTTTGAAATTTAAAGAATGCTTGGTTGTTATCTGTTGCAACCACTTGGTCATTCGTTAATTTCAATCCAGCCCAAATTTTTTGGTTGTCGATAGCAGAACTTGTTCTTACTAAAGCTTCCCAATGAACTTGGTTTTCAGTACCCCATTTAACACCAGTCCAAGCTGTTTGACCACTGTCTAAGTGTGGGCATACAATTGCTTGATCTTCGTCAGCACCTGCTGTTGTTAGCGTAACCGCTGCAACAGTAGCATTTCTAGTAGCTAATGCTGTAGTCATGTTAGTACCTAGTACTTCAAAGTTAACGTTTTTACCTATCGCCGCAGAACCAGCTTTAAAAACTTTAACTGTTAATGTTCCAGATCCAAGGTCAATTGCGCCACCTGTTTCGTTACTTAAGATAACTGTAACTGTGTTTGCTGCTGTTACTGATGCAGTTATAACTAAGTCTGTAACATCAATACTCATTGTTGCTAAAGCATAGTCTCCTAACGCTGCGCCTGTAACTGTTACTTCTTCTGCTGCTTCATCGCCATCACTAATACTGCCCCAGTCTTTTGTTTCTGAGCCTTGTAGATATGCGTTAAGTGCAGGAAGTTGATTAAAATACTCTTCAAGATAATATCTTCGAGTATCTTTTATTCCGTATTCGTGAACAGTTCTGTCTGAGATTAGTCCTGTAGATGAGCCTTTGCTCACTATCTTAAAACCATTCTCGGATCTTACTGGTCCCGAAAAAGTTGAACTTGCCATAATTATATTCCTCCTAGTTTCCGAACATAGTCTCTAGGCCGTCGACTATACGCGTCTATGTTCTATTGTTTAATTGTATAGTGATTAAATTATATATGAATTTTTAGTAGAGTGCAAGAAGTCCTTATGCGAAAATGTGATTTCAGCGATGTGGCGTTTATCTAAGTAGCCACAGAAACTTCGGGGGCAGCATCATGAATTGCATTTTCTCTATCTGCAATTTTAGTCTCTTCGAGTTTGATCTCTTTGATAGTGTCTCTAATAGCATTATCAATTTTGACCATATTGAGAGTATATTTACCATTTTGCTCATACTCCAACTGCCACCTCAACTCCAAGGACCGTTTTTGTTTGTACAGGTCTTGTACCATCTATAACCTCCTCATAGGTTATTCTGTTAGGAGTGTCTTTAAACATTCCCGTTGATTCCCAGTTTATACTCTTTTCTCCAATTTTGTCAAGGATAGATTTTTCAATAGACTCAGCATTATCTTCTGCTTCTACTTCAAAAGAAGCATAGTGATCATAAGCCCATATTTTTACTAGGAATTTTCTCATTTTCTTACCTTATTTGTAAAATGTGGCGGAACTATGTCCCGCCACATAATTAGTTTAGATTACGCACCTTCAACGCCGAAGATACCTCTAAAGTCTGATACTCCAAATGAGTATCTTTCTCTAGCTTTGTATCTAACGTTGCCAGTATCGAAGTCTCCTTCCATAGCAGTTTTTAGAGCTGCTCTTTGGAACATCTTCATACCATTAGGCACATCAGTAATAAGATACCAACTGTCAGTATCAGTTAAGAAATTGTTCACTCTATATCCTTGAGGAACCATTCCCATTGATACAACAGCGTTGATATCATTATCAGCTGTACCAGTTCTACCTTGAGATTTCATCAATCTCTCAGCAGTAAATTGGTTAGCCGAAGGAACAATCATCTTCATTGCTCTAGATGCTACTCTCAATCCACGTTCATCAGTCATGCCAGCAATGTCTACCAATGCTTGCTCTAATGAAGTTTCGTTTAAGTCTGCTTGCGTAGTTAAAGTGTTTTTAACTGCTGTTCCGCTAACCGTTGCGTGGTTAGTTGAAAACAGAGAAACTGCATCACCTGAATCGAAGTTATCCGTTGACGGAAGTCCATCGTTCAAAGGTTTTGCTGCTTTAACTTGTTTCGCATTAGACATAGAACGTGCCAAAGCTTTTGTGTATCTAGAAGCTAGTCTATCGTAGAGGTTATCTTCGATAGCTTCTTCAGTGATAGCAAATGCTAAAGCTACTGTGTCGTGAGTGTAACGAGCAGTGTAAGTTTCTTGTGCAGTATCGAATGATACTCCAGATCCTTCTGCTTTTACTTGTGCGTTAGCGAATCCAGATAACATCACTTCCTCTTCGAAAGCTCTGTCACTTGATTCAGTTACATAGATCTCAGCGTGCTGATTCTCGTAACGTTTGTATTCCAGGCCGAATAGTGCATTCAAACCTGGCTCTAGTTCTTTAACTAGCTGTGTTCTTGATATAGCCATAATTTATTCCTATTCAGTTATTAACTTCCAGAACTATCAATGTACTGGTTTAAGTTTTGGACTACAACAACGGTACAATAAGCTGCTGTCAGATCATTGTTTTCTGGGTCTTCTGCGCTTCTAATCAATCTCCATGTATCGTTAGTCGCGTGAGTTGTGCCAATGTCAAGTGTAGTGTTTGATCTTCCAGTTGTTGTGCTTCCACCTGTATTGATACTAAATGTATCAAGGTATAAAGCATGTGCACCTGCAACAGTAGTAGCTACTGCAGCATCAGTTGCAACATTGTACAATTGGAAAGGATAGTCATTTACAAACGCTTTAGTGTCTTCGCTGTTTGCTGGTGTGATTGTTGCATCATACCAACTTGCAAACGTAGGCTTCAACGTAGTTGCAGCATTGTAAAATATACCCTGTAAAACACCTACAGTCTCAGCAGTGGCAGCGTCTTCACCAGTAAGAATATAGCCAGCAGTTACGCAAACCGCCATACCATTAAACTTATCAGCAGTGTCACCAGCATCTATGAAGTATTCGGATAATCCCTGAGTAGAAGGTGTATTACCTAACGTACCCGCTGGAATAAAACCGAAACCTGCTTCATTTTTATTAGCCATAGTTGTCTCCTTGTGTCCACCGAAATGGACGGGTTAATTTAAATCGATGATAAGGAATAGTTAAAAAATTAACTTTTCTTTGTACCACCGAAGGTTACACGAGATTGCCTGTCAACATCGATAGGCATACTCTTATGCTCTTCCCTCATTAAATCGTTTTCAACTGCTTCATCCTGACCCTTTGCTTGTGCAGCAAAATAATCAGCACGAGACTGCGCGATCTCTTCAGGTACCCTAGCGAGCAATAGGCCACCAACCCCGATAACCCCTTTGTACTTACCGTCTTGGACAATTGGATAATCAGAATCTTTATATTCGTCAGCTCTCACTAACTCATAACCAGATCTCATTCTCCCAGAGATATTTTTAGTGTCTTGAAACCCTAAACTCTCTGATCTTATCCATCTGTGCCTGAATCCATCAGGTGCAGGGGGTGCATCTAGAGAAGATGGAGGAGTCCACACTTTTGGTCTTTCAGTTTCTGACCGTGTTTGACTCGCACGTGAAGTATTTTTGTCTTCTTTTTTCATGTTACGCTCCTTCCGTGAGTTTTATTTGTTTTGCGTATTCTTCGAGTGGCACACCTAATTTTTTCGCGATAGCGACCTGAGAGGGTGTGAGTCTCACAGTTTTGCGTCCTGGTTTTACGCTTCTCTGAGCTGAAGCGACCGACTGTACGGGCTTGGACGTATGCTCTACAGCTCCACCTTTATCAAATTTATGTGAGAAGTCAACT